CGTCGAGTCACTGTATGACATTATGGCATCCCAGCCTTCGTTGGCGGCTAACCCTCCACCAACAGCAACAGCGGCGGGTGCTGCCACGCTGCCTAATGCACCCAGCCCCGGAACTTTACCTAAAATTTTACCAGTTGTGAGTATCCCCGCCCCTAAACCAACAGCGGCACCAGTGTTAACTACCGTACTTGTTGTTTCTGGGTTTTCCTGTGCAAATTTATCAAATGCACCCGCATACTCATTAGCCAGTTTCACAAGGCTTGTCATGTTGGGTAGCATGATGTTGCTGAGGGTGTTGCCAGCTTTATCCAGTTCGAGATTCAGACCAACCCACGCTTGTGAGTACTCGTACTGTTTCTGGTTCAGAGACTCAGTGTAGCCAATCTGTTCAGCCAGTTTGTTACTGTGCTCGGTGACGTATGAACCGCCCTGTTGCCACAGTTTAAATTCAGCATCTGTCAGACCCAACACATTAGCCATATTGACCTGTTGCGTGTGGGTTGCACGTGAGAACTGGTCAGCAGCCATCGTAATAAATTCTTGGGCACTTTTGGCTTGCGATAACTGACCTGCGTCAAATCCGGCAGGACCAAGAGTATCGACAAAGCTTCTGTCACCCATGCGAATGGCGGCAAGACGCTCCTCAAGCCCTGTGATGCGTCCTACAGCGTCATCGGCATTACCACCCAGTTCACGCAATGCAACGCCGTAGCCCTGCGCCCATGTGGTCTGCGTATTAGTGCGGTATAACTGGTCCTGTAATTTACGACTCTTCTCTGCGAGTTGGTCAACACGTACACCCGCACCAATAGCCGCAGAGGCCATTGCTGAACCAATAGCGAGCGTGGAGGAGCGGATACCTTCCATGCTCGTCTGTACGCGTTTCTCACCTTTCTCGAAGTCTGTCGTATCAAGCCCGATGCCGACCAAAAAGGATGTGATGACATTTGCCATTATTCAGTTACCCACACAAGATGGTTGTCAATGCCGAGATTATTCAGCGTCACTTCTTCGCCCACGAACACAAGGCGACCAATCCCGGCGCGGTATGTGGAAATGACATCAGCACCCGGCACAAGCATTGCACCACTGACCAGGTATGTTCCATCACGCAGAATATTCATCGACCAGCCCGGTGTGTCGATGTATGACAGATAGTCAATCTCAAAATTAAGATAGTTATCACCGAGTGTCACCCCGAAGCGCTGGTGAGCATTCGCAGAGCCGTTGGAAAGTGGAATCTCAATCATCAGAATATCCCATCGAGTACGGCAGACGCCGCGTTGTTAACTGCATCACCAGCCTCTTTCACCAGCACACGACCTTTACGCACCACAGCAGCGGCACCTGATTTAACAGGGTCATCATTTCGCAGCATTGCCTGTGATGGTTCACCTGACACCGGAATACGGTCAAGAGTAATAAGCTCCTGTAAGTCGGCAACGAAAATAAGACCCTGCTCATTGGACGGATCTTTAACGCGACCGATACGACCGATAACCATATTTTTAAGCTGGATGTCACCTGCATCCACATCGAAAGGTTCACCTGCGACCATCAGGTTAATGAGGAATTCCAGAGTGGTGCTTGAGCGCGTCTCATTGCTGCCAGACAGGAAACCAGCCGCAAGACCTGCCACGGTTGCCACGTAAGGGTTGTTTGTGAGGTTACTTAGACCACCCGCAAGAAAGTCAGTCAGTTGCACCTTGAGCGGGTTGTTACTGACAGCACCCGTGAGCGTCCACGTTACCGGCTGAATGATGCGGTGGTCATTAACGTTAACACCGGTCTCAACCGGGTAACTGGTCCACTCTACAGACGCTTCAAAGTTATCTTCCAGAACAGCATCGAATGAGTATCCGGCAAGAGTGGGGGCCTGTTTTGTAAATAAATTTATGATACTCATTTTTGTTGTGCTGCCTCCCAGTTTGAGACCGACTCGTTAATGGCCTGATTAAAACGCTCCACATCAGCCAGTGACAGACTTCCGTCTTTCAGTTGCGACCACGTGCATAATGGAGGGATTATACCATTAACACCTGTACAAGGACGCATGAAATACCAGTTTACTCCTGTTGTGGAGTTACCGGCGGTACGGTTGCGTCGTTTAGGGCGTCGGTCAAGTAGGTAAAAAAATCCTCATAATTCCACAGTGTGAGTTGTGCGAGGAGTCTGTTGTACTGCACCATCTTACCCTGAAAATCAGCAACGGTGACTTTGGTTTGCGTACCGGCAATGAAAGCCTTACTCAGCAGCGTGTCAGACACGCGGCGTTTGTAGCTCGTCGGCATGGACATGAACATGGGTGTCAGGATTTCCTCACCCATTTCCAGACTCGTACGGGCGGCTACTGTGGCACGCTGAATCACTTCCGAACTGATGAGTGATAACACTTCATCCTGCTCCAGTGCTGACGGCATTGAAGCGTTAATAGTCATTGACCCGATTGTAAAAGACTGAATAGTTGACATGTGTTACTCCCCGGATGTTAGTGGTTAAAGTGTACCGTGCGGGGTGATTATAATCAATTGTTGACGAGTGCGTCAAAGTGGGTTACAGTTGGGGTACATATGGTAGATGAGGATGAAGATGTGAGTAAGAGTAAACGATACGAACTAGACCAAATGGCGTTATTTGTGGCTATAACTGCGGCTATTGCAAAGCAACAACCAAAAATACCAGCAGATAACAGGGCGAATGTGGCGATTGAAGCAGCAAATATGATTGTTAAAGCATACTCTATGACAGACGAAGAGTATGTAAACAGTCGTTAAACTAAAAGGCCCCGTAAGGGGCCTCTGTTTTACTTACCACCGCGTGTTGCGGTCCAACTGTTGAATTCCATAATAAACTGGTCATCACTGATGGTTGTACCAGCGCGACCACGTGTACCGTCGTTCACGATTGCACCCTCAGCACCAACAGCGGTGTCCAGTGTGCCAATCTGCGTCCACGTTGCTTCAATGTTCGCACGGCTGTTGTACAGACTCTGCATGTACGCGCTATCAGGTGAGCCGGGGTTGAGGTAAATGGTTACACGGCGACCCGGATTAATACGGTCCAGACGAGTAGCATTACCACCCTGACCACGGCGAATCTGTGTAGTCTGGTCAATCGGTTCATCAGTGTAAGGTGTGGCGGTCTCACCCCAGTCGCTAATCACACGCCCGTTAATCGTGAGAACCGAGTTTGCTGTGGAAAAATTATTAAGACTCATTCAGTCCTCCGATTAATAAACGTCAACAGTGACGTCAGCAATATGAATCGCACCAGCTTTGAACACGCGGATACGAATCGGTGCAGATTTGCGTGCAGCACGGTCAGCATCTGACAGGTCGAGAATGTCTTCCGGCTGAGTCAGAATTTCATAACCTTCAGTGTACGCTTCCAGACCGGTATCCGGGTCAATGTAGTTACGTGGCCCCAGATAGTTATTACGCACGTACTGCTCACACACGCGTTTAGCCGCACCAATCAGAACAGCCTGACCCACAGGAGTCTGTGCAAGTTTGGTCGTCTGGTTAGCCAGTGCGTTATACAGACCCACGCGCAGGGAGTTAACGAATGCATCAAGGTTAACCACGTCGTCAATAAACTCGCCGTAAGTGGAGTGTGTCCACGTGTTTAGCCAGCGACCCGCATCGGTAGAGCCTTGCAGGTCCAGCACGGTATAGAACGGCGCTTTCTTGCTCTGCATGGTTGCGTATGCGGTGTCACTCAGGTCCTCAGCCGCCACACCCGGAGACTTTTTAAACTCGCCGGTAATGGTGGAGTTATCAGCACTGTAGTTAACCACTGCGAACTGTTTAGCCAGTGCGTTACCAGAGTAAGCATCGGTCGCGTGAGTCGGGGTAAACACGTGGCGATAACCGAGAATGTTCAGTTGTGACGCAATATCACTGGTATCAGCAGGGTCACGGATTTCACCCGCAGCGGTCCCGGTCTGACTGTTAACGAACATTACGTTGTTGGTTTCAGCCCAGTTTGCAATTTCCAGCACTTCATCTTCATCAGCCAGCACGCCAGCAGTGAAGAAAATCCAGTAGAACCACGCCACATCAAACGCTTTTGTCAGCGCCTGAACCGGACCGGATGCAGAAGTACCCGGAGTGCTGATACCGCTATCCGCTTTAATCAGCGGTGCGACGGTGCCCGGTGTGGAACCCAGTACAACACTTGACGTTGAACCAGTGGTAGTGGAAGTGATGGTGAATTGTGCGGCGCTGGAGTTCCACGCGACGGTTGCATGTGTACTCAGTGCGGTTTGCAAGATACTCGCAACGTTAGCAAGCGTGGTCGCAGCGGAGAAATTCAGGCCGGTCAGGTTACGTGGAGTACCATCGACAACCAGATTCAGAGTACCCGCTGTGATAGCGGTAAAGTTACTCATGGTCTGTTCACCACTGGACAACACACCGCTCACCAGTTTACCAGCCGTTGCCGCAACCGGAGCAGCAGATGCCCAGATTTGCACGCTTGGTACAGCAGGGGTGGAGCCGAGCCATTTTACAGCGGCTTTGTACGTCTCTGTGTCGGCGGCAAAATCTTCCGCTACACTGGACGGTGAAAAGTAAGTACGAAAAGTATTCGCCGGAAAACCGGAAGGTACTTCGGAGTTTGGAGCAAACACCATCGCCGCAGCGAAGTTTGCTGTATTTAGTCCCGCCGGAGAAATCCGGGTTGTAATTGGGATGATATTTTCAACAGGATAACTCATTTACGAGGCCTCGTTAGCGTGTGTACACTAGCGCAAGTTTACATCAACAGTTTGCAATAAACGAGCCTTTTCATCTTCAACAATGGCGCTCGCGCTCAGAATATTATTCACATCATCAATATTTACCGTTTCGTACATCAACCGGATGGTAATTTCCGCACGTTGCTCAAATTTACTCGCCTGTAAAGCAGTCAGGTTATTCACAGGTTGAGTACCACCCCAGCCGATGCCGTGTTTGAATAAATCCCACGTAACGGAGGGGAGCTTGTGGCACTCTTTCAGAAGTTCTGCACGTCTCAGTGCCTCACCACGATAGAAATTAATCTGACAGCTTGCCACAATCTGTGAGCGCACTTCTGTGCGTATCTGGTCGTTAGGAAGGTCAGAGGTATAGATGTTCGCCTGACCACGCTCAGAAACGCTCTGACGCGGCCTGACGGAGCAATATTCAATGTTCGCCGGAGCAGGTGCGTTAGGGTCAGCAAAAATACATTCCGGCACACCCGTTACACGCATGATATGTGGACGCAGGATTTTAAAGATTTCGATATCGGTCATGATTGCACATCCAGTCTGTCGACGGTCACACGGCAGTAATTGCGCCACGGTCGGTTATCGGTGCGGATAATCTTCCAGCGCTGACCCAGAAAAACCCATTCACCCGCAAGCTGGATAGCGTTCAGGTCACCGGAGTTAACATAGATTTTGCGTGGGTCAATCACACGTTCACCACCCTGACGCAGGAAGTCAATTTCCTTGTCGTTCAGTGGCTGAATATTTACCTGAAACGGAACAGGGGGTGAAACTGTCTCAACCGGAAGACCATCGACGTATGCGAAAGATTTACCAATGTGTGTAGCCGGTACAGACTTAAACACATTGTCGATGTGTCCCTTCATATCCAAACTCATTTAAATACCCTCGTCTGGTTTCTGGTCGGTCACTTTGTAGGTTACTGATGAGCGCATTGAACCAGTATCAATCAGTGGGTTGTCCGAACCCTTTTTCTCGATGGTGTACGGTGCGTTAGGTGGGTCTCTCAGGTCAGTGATGTACTGCTGAGTTGCACCCGCTGCAAACGCGCCGACCTGTTCCATAATCTGGTCATTCGGTAAACCATGCTCAATACCGGAAGCGATGGTATCCACGATGTCCTGTGTGGCCGACTCTACGCCGGGTAGGAGCCACGGGCGAGCGGGAATTTTGTCATTGCCATAATTCTGTAACGCACCGTTCTGTGCCTGCGTCATCGAACCGTCCTCGACGTTACCCGCATCCTCGTGGATACCCACGGTGACGTATTTGTTCCCGCGTAACTTATCCAGTTCACGTTTGATTTCGGCTTGTGCAAGTTGGAAGTCAATAATTTTTACGCTCATGTCAAGGATTATCACACAAGCTGTTGCCGGACGCTACTGTACCCCGTTGAATGATTTTGTCCTGATTCGGGGTATTCTGTAAGTTATTAATTTATATAGTAATACTACTACTTTACCCAAATACCCCGTTAAAATTAACTGTAAGGAGAAAAGAATATAGGTATATGTATATTGTATACATACAAGTAGAATATTTATTAGTACGGAGTGAAGCACCATCGGGGTTTTGGGTAAATCCATCTAAGTCATTGATTTGTGGATACACATTTTACCCCAGTGCATGGTATTGACGAGTCCGTCAGGGAGTGTTAAGCTATTTCTGTAATTTTCAAAGAGGATTTTAAAAATGAGTTTCGCTCAATTTATTCTCGATAAACATTTTGGTGACACATCTGCACCCGTGAAAACTGAAAACAAACCTTCAAAAGTTGTTCACGAGAAGAAGAAAAAAGTTAAACGTGAACGTTTTGTATCATTGCGTCACAAGCACTCAGCGCTATGTCCCGGCGTGCAGCAGACAGAATTTGGATGGATGGTGTCGAAAACTATCAATCGCAAAACGTATCGGCTTGGAAGTCATTACGATTCATTTGCCAGAGCGCGGATTGGTCAGAAGTTATACGAATACTGGTTTTCTGTGGGATTCACCGTAGACGAGATTCCACGGGTTCTGTCAGATAAGTATCGTCAGTACGGTAAGAGAAGGTCTTAATTTAACATGAACGGAGAGTTACAGAGATGAACGAATTAAAAGTACACTTATGTCGCACCAGCGCAAAGATGCCCACATACGCAACGCAGGGGAGCGCCTGCTTCGATTTGTACGCTGCGATTGATGAACCCTATTACTCTTGCGTCGGTGAGCCTGTAACGATTCCTACGGGTCTTAAATTTGATATCCCGGAAGGTTACGCACTGATGATTTACTCCCGTAGTGGTCATGGGTTTAAAAGTGATGTCCGGTTATCAAATTGCGTCGGCGTCATCGACAGTGATTATGTGGATGAGGTGATGGTGAAGCTAAGTCAGGATGTGGACCAGTTTGAAGGTGATGGCTGGGAGCATAAACCATTCTGGGTCAAACCTGGTGACAGAATTGCACAGGGTATGCTCATTCCGGTTCAACGCACGCAGTTTGTGGAATTGAGTGAACCACCCCGGCGAAAAGGAGAACGCAAGGGCGGTTTCGGGAGTACGGGTAATTAAACACCCATTGTCTGAGTGAAGCAACTCACCACTGTTGCATTCGTACCTGACAGCCGGTTGAGCTGGAAATACCAGCCAGCCGGTACATCAGCAAACATTGTACCACCATCCTGAATACCTGCACCGACCATTAACGCAATACCTGTTATGCCACTTTCCCATACGCCCACTGAGAAACCGCCTGTACCGGAAGGCGCGACAGATGCAACAGTGGGTCCTACGCGCAATTCCAGACGGTCAGCGGCAGTACCGGCAATAGTAAGTGTCTGCGTTGCTCTGACGTTCACAGTGGCTTTGTACGCCTTTGTCGTATCGGTATGCTGGTAAGCTGTACCAATTGCCACAGAACGCATCACAGGTGACTGGGGGTTGTAATTTGGTAGTGTCAGGTTAAGCGTCTGAGATGGTGCTGTTCCGGTAATTGTTGCGGATGCTGCACCTGTGGAGACGGTTCCGACGGAGAGTGAGTTAGCGGGACCTGTTGCGCCCGATGGGACACCCATATTCAGGACGTAGTTGGGTGCTGTACCTGTGATGGTCGCTGTAGCGGAAGCACCGGGCGCAAGTGTTGTTACAGTTCCCATGGACAATGAAGGTGTCGAACCTGTAGCACCAGCAGGTAAACCAATATTTAACGTTTGATTAGGTGCTGTACCCGTAACGGTTGCTGTAGCTGATGAGCCGGGAGCGAGAGTTGTTACCGTGCCCATGGTGAGCGTGTTGGGTAAAGGTGGGTCAGCTTTTGGTAAAGTCAGATTGAGCGTCTGGTTCGGTGCAGTGCCGGTGATAGTTGCCGCAGCAGAAGCACCAGTAGCCACAGTGCCGATACTGAGGGTATTAGCAGGACCTTTGATATCACTCAACGATACAAGGTTATCCCACGCGGTACTGTTGGTCAGTTTCCACTTAATGTACCCCTCACTGACGCTGAGTTGTACACCCGGTCCGGTAATGGCGGTCAGTGTAACAAGATTGTTCCATGTCTGGTCGGTTGTGTACTTCCACTGGAGGTATCCGCTGGCGATACGTAATTCGGGTGTTTTACCGGGTGTGCCGGGATTGGCGCTGGGTGTAACAACCGCCATCACCTGATACAGCGCATTATTGTGAATTACAGGTGCGCCAATAGGCTGGTAGTAGGGAAGCTGGTTTGAAAGAAGTGTTGCGAATGTTTCATCTGTGGCGTTGGTAATAACGAAATAGTTTGAGACGGTTCCCGCATCGAGTGTACCGACACCCACGCCCTGACAGAGATATCCGCCGCGTGACCACGGTTGATACACCAGTGTGCGACCACCGAGGGATAATTCCTGTTGCACCACCTGTGAAAGCTGTGTCTGATTGGTTCCTTTGAGGAGTTTGTAAGATGTTATCGGCATTGTTTTATCTCCTGATAAAGCGTCCCACCGCTTCGTCCCCGGAGAGGTTGTATTGTAGCATGAGAGAAAGACGGTGATAATAGTTGACGAGTGCGTCAAGAGGGTATAGAATTAGTGTCACTTACAACAGAGAGATAGGAAAAATGAATGAGTTGGCTCTTTTCGCAGGCGCTGGCGGAGGAATACTCGGTGGACACCTCATTGGCTGGCGAACAGTTTGCGCAGTTGAACGTGATGCCTACGCCGCACAAGTTCTCGCGCAACGACAAAATGATGGAATTCTCCGACCTTTCCCGATTTGGTCTGACGTGTGCAGTTTTGACGGAAAGCCGTGGCGAGGAATTGTTAATGTCGTTTCTGGCGGTTTCCCGTGCCAGGACATTAGCTCAGCCGGTCGAGGTGCTGGCATCGACGGTGAAAAATCAGGTCTCTGGCGGGAAATGGCAAGAATTATCGACGAAGTACGACCTGAATATGTTTTCGTGGAAAACTCACCATTGCTTATTGGGAGAGGACTTGCACTGGTCATCAGTGACCTTGCCAAAACTGGGTACGACTGCCAGTGGAGTCGTGTTTCAGCAGAAGAATGTGGCGCGCCTCATAAAAGAGATCGCCTATGGCTGGTCGGGAGAGAAGTTCGCGACACCTCAGGCGAGAGACTACCGCTCAGGGTCACTGGCGAGATGGAACGACCCCCGTCGTTCTCGGAACCTCAACGATCAGGTTGGTGGCCTGCTGAACCCGGAGTGGGAAGAGTGGCTAATGGGATGGCCCATCGGGTGGACAGAATTAAAGCGCTTGGAAATGGACAGGTTCCACGAGTGGCGGCAGCAGCATTCTCCCTATTAAAATAACTAAAAAGCCCCGAAAGGGGCTTAAACAGCTAGTGCACCCATTCCGACACGTTTACGCAGACGATAATACTGTTGCCCATAAACTGACCAAGTAAGCCAGTCGTCGCTGACTTCCATCATTGCCGGAACGCGATATGAGATTGACTCATCACCAACAGTCTTACTTGCCACGTTCAGACGTGCTTCCTGATTGACATCACTGTCCACGCCGTTTGGGTAGTAAACACTGAGCCAGTGTGCGGCGTAGTAGAAAAGTCCACGCTGCTTTAAATTGTGACACTCAGCCTGATAAATACCCCAGCGACACGAACCGGTCTCACTGTCAGCTTCACACAGTGCGTACTGGATGAGACTGTCCGGGAACTTTGTCGTGTCGGCAAAAGCCTGCATTCCGAGCGGCCAGATACGAAAATCTGTAATCACATCGATGTCAATAATCATACCCGGCCTCCGGTATTATTGTTTTTCTTGCTTTGTGCGTGCAGCATCAATTTCCTGTTGCAGACGGTCAGCTTTCCAGCGTTTGTCCACCTTCACACCGAGTTCTTCGGCTTCGGCACGCAGTTCATCTTCGTCAGACTCATCTTCGCCCACGTCGGACAGGATGATGTGACCATCCTTTGCCAGCGCTTTAGCGAACGGGGAGTTTGCCAGACGGTTGGGAATTTCCACCTCTGCTGAGTCTGCACCACCGGGTACGATGTCATACGCCTGACCATCAGTATCGTTCAGGGTAATAAGTCGCGCCGTGTTAGGTGCTGCTTTTACTTTAGCCATTATCATAATCCTCTGTATACATCCCGGAGTAGGTCTGTGCGGCAACACGCCGGGTTACGTGCTTTCGGTTGCGACCCTAGCCGCACAGATTGGGACAGTATAGCAGTGGGGGTGAGTGAATGATAGTGCTTGACGAGTGTGTCTAAAAGTATAAGATATTCGGTACGGAGGAAAAATGAAACGTAGAGAAGCAAAAACTTTAGGTCTTAAAACTTACAACAATGGTAAACCTTGCCCAAATGGTCACATTGGGGAAAGACGTACAGACGATGGGAGTTGTGTAAAATGTAAAAATGAAAAGAAAGTGGAAAAAAGATGGAAACAACGTACAGACATCAAAGACGAATATAAAATTATATCTCGTCAACATGCGAAAAGTCTCGATTTAATTTATTACTATACAGCCAAAGCTTGTAAATACGGGCATCATTCGGTTCGTTATACCAAATCAGGATTATGTAAGGAATGCGGCAGAGTCAACGCAGCAAAAAGAAGAATCACAAACCCTAATTATGCAGTTGAATACCGTAGAAATTATCAACCAACACTGGCGCAACGCCGAAAAACAGATCCAGATTACGCAATGTTGGTCGTCATGCGTGAAATGTTGCGCAGGGTAAGAAGGTTAACCGGTTTAAAGAAAGCAAAAAAGACCGAAGAAATTTTGGGGTATACAAAAAGTGATTTGGTATCTCACCTGAGCAAGATGTTTAAACCGGGAATGTCGTGGGAAAATCACGGTGAATGGCACATTGACCACATTATTCCTGTTTCTGTGATGATAAAAAGAGGAATAACAGACCCTAAAATTGTAAATGCTTTGTCTAATTTACAACCTTTATGGGCTGAGGATAATCACAGGAAATCCGCAAAAATAGGTGAAAAATAAGGCCCCGTAAGGGGCCTCTACATCTGTTACGGCGCAACCAAATCACGGTACGCGGCTGACAGTGGGTAGCGGAATTCCACACCAGACAGCTTGTACTCACAAGGAATTTCCAGACGCAGTGCAGTAGCCTGTGGAGGCAGTGAACGCCACGGGATAGGGTTACGCATGGTCAGGTTGTCTTCGTTCTTCTCGTACGCCATCATACGCGGAACGCCGCCAGTACCTGCAGTGTTCAGCCACAGTACAGCGCGGATTTCCAGCGGCTGACCGGTAACACCGGTCGAGTTGTTGTTACGACGGAAGAACTCAAGCACGGTGGTATCCGTACCGGTATCCATACGCTTGCTGGAGATGATTGACCAGATAGTGGTCGGCAGCAGCAACGTGTTAGCCACGTGACGCGTATTGGACTGGTTCCACACCTTAATCAGCAGGCTGTTCAGTGCTGCAACCATTTCCGCACCGGTGGCAGTGTTCCAGTTGATGGCGGAGTTATCCAGCGGCACGTTCGGGTGGTTGAACAAACCGTACATGTTACGGTTAGCATCACCGAAGAATGCAACCTGCTGGGAGTGAATCTGCGCACCACGATAAGCGGTACGTGCTTTAACAGCATCCAGCGGGATACGCATTGCAGCAGCTTTGCGTAGCTCTTCCAGTGAGTAGCCATAGCTGTTACCAGCATAGCCAACCGGGATGTAGGAAATGTTTGCGTCGATGTCAGACTGCGGCAGGTCACGACCGTTAGCGGCAATGAATTTACCCATGGTGACCGCGTTGAACGACATGTACGCAACGTTGTCAATCCATTCCGGGTCAGAAGTATTCACCGGCACCAGTTCCGGGAAAATGATATCCGGGTACAGGGTCTCGTATACTTTCGCTTCCAGATTGGTGAGCTGACTGATATAGAATGCCACACCAGCATCAGCAGTGCGCATCATCTGCAGGTCAGAATCATAGCTAAACTGGAAACCAGTGGAGCTATCGACCACATTAATTGGAAAACCCATCATTAACCCCCGATAACCAGAGAAACTTTAGCCAGCGCACCAGATGCAGCAGTGGATACAAACTTGGCATTTGGAATAAGTAAGTTGTCAGTACCGACAACGTTGGTCAGGCGACCGTCCGCTTTCAGGACATACACCGGGTCATCTTTAGCAACTGCCACGGCAGGAGCAACCCAGATAACACCCTCAGTCATCACAGTGTTGTCATATTTCGGAATCGCACCAATACCGCCTGAAATCTCAGTGGTGGTATATGCGCGGGTCAGTTCGCGGAAGACGATACCGATAAACTGTGCGGCGGTTGAACCTGCTACAGGCAGTTTCATACCGTCATCACCATCTGTGAACACAGCGCGACCAAACGGAATAACCGCAGTGCCTTTGTTCAGTTTGGAGACGGTGTTGTAATCCTGCATATCGGCTTTCATACCGGGCAGAGCCTGGTCAGGGTACAGCCCATAAGTAGTTTGTACTGGCATTTTATTTAGCTCCTTTCCAGGCATTAGCGAGGTTCTTTTTACGCTGAATCATCATGTCGTCACTGGTCTGCTGGACCTTGGCTGCATCGACGGAGAGCTGTGCATACTGGTCACCCATTTTACGCTTCTTACCGTTACCGCCAGCATCTTTGGACTCTTCTTCCTCATCTTCTTTCTCAGAAGCCTGGTCGAATGCTGCTTCAACGTATGCCGCAGATTTGGAAGCCCAGTCACGAGTTGGAAGTTTAGCGGTCAGTGCAGAACGCATGATTTCAACGTGGTCCATACTGTCACAGGTGAATGCATCACCGGCAACTTTACGGGCGAGGGTGGTCACACGGGCGAGTTGTTCAACACGTGCTTTAATTGCTTCATCGCTGCATTTCTGTTGCAGTTCCGTAATTTGCTCCTGCGCAGAGTCGTACAGAGCCTGTGCAGTGTCACGGGCTGCTTCCGCATCTTTGACACGCTTTTCAGAACGGTCAAAAGCATCAGCTACCAGTTGAGCATTAGCAGCGTCAGCGACATCAATGACGCGTCCACTGTCGAGCGTGATATTAACGGGCATATTGCCTCCGGTTTTTTCATCAAAGATACGCGCCATCATTCCCGCACGAGCACGGTCAACAATTGCAACGTGGTTAATTTTGATACTGGTCTGACGGAAATCGTACGCTTCACCATCCAGGGTCATACCCGGTGTGTCGTCATAAATTGCCGTATAACCTGCTGAGAGTTCACACTTGCCGGACTCAACAGCTTTGATGGCGTCTTTATGTTTGATGACCATATCGACAACCACAAAATCATTTTCCTGACGACCCACACTTGTGACCACGCCAACACTGGTGTTGCGGTATGTGTCAGCGTTAACGAGTGAGGAAGGGTGGTCATTGGTTACATCTGCTCCGAGATAGGTAGCAAGTGATTCATCTTTGAACACTTCATCAGCGGGGCGATAAACTTTTACAATACTGTTCGGGTCACGGTCTTTGAGACCTAATTCACACGCCAGATAATCCTGAATACCGGTCCGTGCTGCTTTACCCGGTACACGCAGGAAACCCTCATCCGTGTATATACGTTGAGAGTCGAGCGCAAAACTTTTTCTGTCGTTAATCGTAATTTGCATTGACGAACCCGTCAGAGTGTGCCATATTAGTAATCGTTAATAGCATAATACATATCTTTTAAAGGAGATACAACAATGGCTGCGTGGAAGTACATTAAAGGTAGTGAGAAAGACTTTGAGGGTGCGCCGGAATGGTGCATGTGGGTTGAGGAAACCTATGATGGAGAATTGTTCTTTATAGAAGGACGGAGATGTGGTGACCGTTATCAAAATAAAGAAACAGGTAATACATTGTTAACGGGTGAAGAGGCTATTCCTGGAACCATAATCGCGCAACGTATACCCGTCACCAGTATTAATGATGACCGACTGGCGCGGGATATGGGACTGAATCCCAAATATAACCGCCCATGTAAAGGTGTGACTATTGACGTTTACGACGTGTTACAGGCGTTCAACGTAACCAATCCCGCATTGCAACATCTGGTTAAGAAAGCGCTCGCAGTGGGTCAACGTGGTCACAAGGATAAGCTGGAAGACCTGCGTGACATTCTGGCAAGTGCGCAACGGGCTATTGAGTTAGAGGAGAGCGGTAAATGACACCCTACGCCTGGGAAGTGACGACCAACCGTGGTCATAAGTATCTCGTTTATGCAAACAGTACCGAGTATGACAATGCTGCTATGTTCGGTTATCAACTTAAACCGCTGTATCAGGAGGTGGTGTGATGGGACGTCTAATCAGTAAAGTAATCGATGAACAAAAAGACAAAAAAATAACACTGACAGGTGAAGAAATTTACCAGATTTTTAAAGATGGATTTTACAGTGGTACTGCGGTTAGTGGTTATGACCCAAATCCTATGCATTTGTGCAATCGTGATTTCATTGGATCCTCAATATTTGAAAAATTAGAGGAGTTAAAACCATGACCACTCTTATACCACGCTACCCAACCGGGACACTTGTGCGCCTGTTCCCCAACGGTGTCGTTACCGGAACAGTTGAGAATGTGGTGGCGAATGAGCCGCCGCAATACTGGGTCAAATGGGACGACGGTAATTACAGCTGTCACGCACAGGGCGATTTGAAACGAGTGGGGACATTGTATGCAAAACTATATGAATAAAGACTTCTGGATTCCACGTGTGCTTATCGCAATGTCAGCATCTATTGCTACATACACAATTTACACACTGGTCACATTATGGACACCTTAATCTTAATTGTCGGTTGTGTGATTTGGGTCATATATTTATGTTGACGAGTCCGTCAAAGGTGGGGTAGACTTACCCCATCGAGACAACATGGTGAGGAGTGCAGAGAGATGACTAAAGTAAAATGCGTTGATAACAAAAATAACTATTGGCTCACTAGCGGTAAAACATATGACGTTATAACTGGTGAAATAGATGACGGTTTTGAAATGATTGATGACGAAGGGGAGAAGATTTTTCAATTCCGTTTAAATGGTTTACACGGTTTATTTGAAGAGGTGGTTGAATGACACTTCTCCCCGGCTTTGACCGTCCCGTCTCACGGGTACGGGTCGTTGACAGAGAACTGTTACAGGTTGCACAAGAGAGCGCACATCGTCGCCGTAACTGGGACTGTGCGAACGGACTTTTACGTATGGCTTACGGGTGTGAACAGAGAATGAAAACACAACAAATTAAAGCAACACTACTTCGCAACAATGACCAGATTGTGGACGTTGACGGCCTGCTCACTGTGACAAATTTTAAAATGAACATGCTGGAGAGTATTGTCACTTTTACAGCAACCAAGCCAGATGGTTCAACGTCACAACGCTGGATGGGCATGGATACTTACGTTGAGAAGGTGGTGCTGTGATGCCTAAATATATCTGGGCTATCGTACTGGTCGCAACGTGCGTGTGGATTATCATGACCACTATTGCCACAATGCCACTGGAGCTGGAATACAAATGGCAATCGTGGACAATCGTTGCATTTGGACCAGTCATTGTCGTCGTGGGTCTGCTGGAAGTGATTGAACGTATTTTCTTTAAGGGGAGAGGGTGAGATGGACGAGCAAGAGTACAATTTAAAATCACACATGTTAAAAGTGATGATACGTGCTGAACGGTTTGCCGCACATTACCACGCTGCGAAAGAAAATGTTCTGACGGGTGGATTAACTTTTGCTCAGTTAAAAGAAGTAATCAGTGCGAACAGGAGAGGATGATGACAGTCTTAGCGTGGTTTCTGTGGCGTCGGTGGTTATTTAAATCCATTGTTAAGTCTGTTGGGAGACCGTCCGATAATCTTCTCACTGGATTTCATAACATGAACGTAGACGGTTGCCGCAAACATCCGGTCATCTATAACGATATGTGTCGCATTGTGCGGGGGATGAAATGAAAGAGGGTGAGCTTTATGACCTTGTAAAACTGATGCTAACATATAATCCAGAAACAGGTCTTTTCATTCACAACATCCGTCCACGTAGTATGTTCACAACGGACAGGAACTGGAAGAAATGGAACACTCGTTTTGCTGGTAAGTTAGCTGGAAGTACTAAGTTGAATCACTGGAACAAAAAGTATTACAAATATATTCGACTTTTGGATAAGGATTTCATGTATCACCGCATTGTGTGGTTGTATGTTCACGGTGTTTTACCCGACGTCATTGACCATGTTAATGGTGACCCAACGGACAATCGTCTTTGTAACTTGCGAAACACAACACCTTTGGAAAATAGCAGGAACATGCGACGACACAAACACAATAAAACAGGAATTTCAGGTGTTATGATTCATTGTCAAAATGGTAGATATGTAGCGTCCATTGGTGTTGGAGGTAAACAAAAATACTTAGGGATAACTCCCGACTTCTTTGAAGCATGTTGTCTACGTAAATCAGCTGAAAATCTGATAGGGTACAGCGACAATCATGGAAGCAATCGATTCATTTCTTAGACTTTCGGTATCTTTCGACCTGTGCATCTGTGACTGGAACGCTAACACACCTGCAATTTATTGGTTGCCCACAAAAAGTGGGCACGCCATCCACAATGGGTAAGTCATCCCACCTGAAGACTCCGGGACCATATCCAACATCACGCTTTGCAACGGCAACATGTGACGGTCTGACACGTTCATCATGTGACGTCACCCAGCGAAAATACGTGATTCCCGAATTGACCTGACGAATGCGGTTCATCTCGCCTTGTATTTTCGCGTGTTGGTCCCTGCTTATAAGTTTTGCACGACGTGACGTTATACCAAACTGTTTGACTAACTCACCCTCTATATAACTGGGGCGCATACCCTGACGCATGTTACCGACCACAATATTCTGCACCTGCTCCAGATACTGTGCAGGGATGGACTTAATCAGATTGGCGTTCTGGAATGCAGCGGCTTCGAGATAATCCTGCAGTTGCTGATTACCACCGTACAAGTCAATACCAAATGACTTCTGACGACGCACGTTATCTTCTGCAGCAGACCGTACAAAGCTGGACGCGATGTCATTAGCCTGCTTCTGTGCAAATGGGCTTGTCCAGCGTGCCAGAATGCGACGCAGTACAGCAGCAATCACATCGGGCCATCCGTCAGCAACGTATTCCGGTGCCTGCTGCTTGATGACCGGCACCAGTTCAGTATCCACATCAGCGCGTACCAGCTTGACAATCTGCTGTAGTTTACGGTTATAGCTAATTTGAGTCTGGGTAGTCATAATTGTTGACGGCCTCGTCATAGTGGTGTAGAGTTACTGTGTTGGTTAGATATTATCACAATTTGACGGAGAGTAGATATGTTCGGTGGATACACGTTTGCGGTGGTTAAAATCGAGTATTTATATACCGATACTGACAATGGTCAGACATCTGTCACACAAAGAACGATTGAAGGACTTTGTGTGAGTGTAAAAGAAGCGGATGAACTTATTGGGGCGCTTGAGTCGATGGAAGATTCGTGGACTGAACGACAAATCATAGCAATTTGACGGAGAGTAGATATGACCGGTCGTTACGATGAGTCGCAGTATCTGGATGCGCTTGTCACACTGGAACTGGCGGCAAAGTTTGCACAACATGAGCGCAGACCCATCAATGGTTCAATTCGGTCTTGCTGGAGCGTTATCCGACCACGTGTAACAAATGAACTCAACCGCCGTATCTTTGACGGCATGTCTAAACAATTTATGCCGCACGGTGCACTATGTATGCTGCGTCGGCAACTTGATGAATCATTAGGAGAGTAGAGATGAAATGGTGTGTATGCGAGATTGAAACTTTCTTTGACGAAGAATTTGATGGTTATTTGTGCAAAGTGTCGAAAGTGTTACAGATATTTAACACTAAAGAAGAAGCAGAATACGCAGAAGGTCTGTTCTTTCCCGGTAATTATGATGACGATACAAATATTCGCGTCGTTGCTGAGGATGCATTATTAACAACATTTAGATAACAAAATCTCAGACTAATCCCGTTGCAGTTTGTGACAATGGTCAACTAATGTACAGGAATGCAAAATCTAAACCAGATTTACCGGTTTGGCAGGGATGCCGCGTTGACAGGTGCTGTAACGATTGATGACTGTCCATATACCGAAATGAGGGAAAAGCGTGCATGGGTACTCGGATTTATCGAGGGCTTGCGCACGCTATGGTCACAATCAGATTAGTTTAGCCATCACTTCATCATGTGACAATCCATCAGACGTTAACTTACTGTACTGAGTCCAGAATGCGTCAGTTTGCTCCACTTGCTGTGGTTCCTCAGATGTATCACCCGGACGCACTACTGTATCAACCTCAGCAGCAGACTGCGCTTCAATGTCCTCATCCTCAAACTGATACTGTTCGGACGACTGCAGATTACGCATAATCTGTGAAGGTCTCACGATACCTTCAGCAAGATACAGCATGTCAGTATCCGCACGGGTTTTAGCCGCATTGGCAATTTCCAGTTCGTTAGGTTGTGCCAGTGGTGCCCATACGTAGTTGTAATCATCCGGCCAGTATCCCAGTGCGCTACGTACCAGAACCTCGTCCAGTGTGCGCAGACCCGGGTCAAGGCGTGTGAGCTGTTTGGACCGGATGCTGTTGTTGTAGTTGTTCATGTCACCTTTGCCGGAGTCGCCCATACCTTTGGACTGCACGCCAAACAAACGTGTCATTGGAATACCAGATGCACCGGTAATCCATGTAAGGAACACTTCCAGCACTGGTGCAACACCGCCGAGGTCCAGAGTTTTACGGTCATATGTTTCATCACCGTCCAGCAGGGCCATCTGTACCACAGACTTCATCTGGCTGAACAGGGTGTAACGGTTGATGATGGCTGTGTCCTGGTCAGATGCGAGTTCATCACTCAGTCCATCACGCTTAATGACATCAACGTTGGCCTCCTGCATCAGTTCGGCAATACCGTCCTTTGATGCAACCATATCCATGATGTCATCCATGCACTTGCGCAACTCTGAATCACCCCATCCCTGAGTCTGTAACATCTGGCGGCGGGGGAGGCGAGTACCGTTAAAGCGTGCAAAGTGTGACCAGTGAATCTGTTGCCCACCGCCTGTGATGGTGTAGAACTCAGGCGCAAGATAGTTCGGCTGCAACACATCCCATGTATTGAGTGTCATCGCAGACATGTCGTAACGGTCAAACACGACGAGACGCTGCAAATCACCCTTGCGGATGCGGTTAATGTTGAGCGGCTTTGTAAGGTCCTGTCCGGTGAGCATCAGAATGCCGCCACCACCGTACAGGTTGCCCCACGTTGCAGCCTCCTGCACAGCCATAGGGAGCATGAGACGGTCTTCCTCGATACGGATGAGGTCCGCATCCTTGGACTTAATGATGCGCCACTCACGGCACATGTCCTCAGCGGGGATGTCCACGATGGCACGCGCTAACCAGTTCGTCTGGTATGCTGCATCAAGCTGTTGCCAGTCCTGTAGCGTGGCATACGAGAAGAAGTTGTGAGTACGCTTGGACTTTGCTGTACCCAGACCGGACACAACGTTAACCAGTCCATCGGCTGTCACATGCTTCGGTGCAGCAACGGCGTGTAAGTTTGGTTTCTTAGCCAATTATAAAATCTCCGACGCTGTACGGCGTGCCAGTAAGCCGCGACTGTTAGCGATAATGAAACTGTCTGCAATGTTGGGTGACATGATATCACGCTTTGCTAAATCTTTTTTACTCTCAACCTTAACTTTCCCACCGTTGTCAAAATCGCGCATCGGTGTGGACAATTCGTCAATCAATTTATCCAGTAATTTACTGTCGCACTCGCTGGACAAACTAATCATCTGGTCAACCGGAAACTCCCGACCCTTTGTAACAGCCAGATACGTATTGCGGAACCGGTCGGCAGTGAGCCACCATGTTTGTGCTTTGAGGTTAGCAAAGAAATCTTCGTTGTTGATGCGCGTGTCGCCATATTTCTTCTTCGGGTCGGACACTTTACCACCCGCGTTAAATTTGAAGTGTCTGTGCCATCCTGCGGCGTTTAAGTGCGACCCTGTACCAGCGCCCACCCCAATGCTGTCGTAGCCAATGTGGGACGCCTGAGCGCGTTCTGCGGTGAGTTTCACACGCATAGCAGACTCGCGCAGTTCATCCTCACCACCTTTCCACTCATCCAGACCGATACAGACGCTGCCATCCATCGTGGTTGATGCGTTTTTGTCGTCACCAGAATCCGCAACATCATAGCCAACAGTTTTACCGCCGAACCAGTTACCACCGACTTTCTTGTGAGCATCAATTGCCGCCATGAGCCAACTGCGCTTAATAACCACACGGTCATCATTGTCGCGTGGTACACCCAGATAAATATGCTGGTATTCTTCAAAGTCTTCTGCTTTGGCCGATTCAATATCTGCTAAAGCTGTGGTGGTGAGAAACGGGTTTTCATCGTAGTTAATCAGGCGTGTAACAGTACCGGCAGGAGGTGACAGTACCATTCGCTTATACGCAAAGTCAGTTGCGAGACGTGGGTTAAACGTGAGCCATATTTCCGCATCCTCGTTACGCATAACGGTAGGACGGATGGTGGAAAACATTTCTTCGGTCAGGTTATGTGCTTCTTCAATCCACGCGACAGACGCTTTCTCAAATGACTTAATCTCGTCAATGTTGCGCGCCATACCATAAAACCGGAAAAGTGACCCGTTGGTCTTGTGCTCAATGGCATCTGCGTAAACTTTAAAATTCTTGCTCAGACCAAAATAATCAATTTTATCTTTGAGCAGGGTGTACACGGAATCGGCGATACGGTTCTGGTACATACGCAGACACAGAAAGCGCTGTTCCATGAAATTTGCACGGGCAATTGCCACACCTGCTGCATCGTGTGACTTAGATGACATACGACCGCCATAAAGCGTGCGGAAGCGTACAGAGTGCCCGTCAGGTGCTGTACGCGTTTTCCAGAAGTCACGCAGCGCCGGGTTCAGTGTCGGACTGTTACTCACCGTAGAAATCATCCAGTGTTTTACGCACGCCTACTTCACCGCTCAGTTCGATAAGTTGCTTGTCCAGTCCTAGCAATTTGGCCTGTGCCATAACCGCACCAGTTGCCGCAGCAGCCTGAGCAGGACGAGGCGCATCTTCACTACCGGTATCCATTGCAACATCGTACACACGGTTAAGTTTTTCCAGCAGTGTATCGACGGTAATAGCGTGACGCTTCTGGTGCGTTTCACGCAACTGCTGCAACCTCACCGTGATATTACTCTTGTTCAACATTTCCGAAGCGCGTGCAGCAATGGTATTTGCGCCCATGTTCTTCGCGTTATATGCCTGACGATATGACTCAGACGCGTTACCCGTCTCAACGAATACACGGCAGAATTTCTCCTGCTGTTCGGTAACGCCAAATTCGTTAAGTGGACGTGCCATTGTGTTTAACCCTCACCAAATCCAGTCATGTTACATCTCCCGTTTACGCGCCAATACCACAGACAATACCACAGTTGCAACACCAATTCCACAAAATGGTCAAATACCCCGAATACCTGAAAAATTTAGTACCGGGGTAGAACCACCGGGGTATATCTAAGTTACTGTATTACTTATATATTACTACTACTTTACCCTAATACCCTGTTAAAAACTCAATATAATAGTATAGATAGGTAATACGTATTGTATGATACAATGTATGTATGTACCTTAAAGATTGAAGGGAGGAGAGTAGTGCGGTGCGGGGTATTTGTAAGTCATTGTTTTTGTTATACCCCACACTTTGGTTAAAGTAGACATTTTTGTATAATCGTATGTATAAAAAATTAAGGTAGGATTTATGGAAAATTACAGACCCGGTAATAATAATTATAATTTTAAAACACTGCTCGCTAAAGGCCAAAACAGCGACGACCCCGTGTGGCAAGAAGTTCTTGATGGACTACGTGCAAACGACAAAGAATGGAAAATTATTAAAAAGGAACTTACACCATGTCGTCATCCCGGCGTCAGAGACAAAAGCAATCGCTGCGTTTTTTGCCGGATTGAAGCACGTATTGCATCTGAGGCGACGGCACAACAGACGGTTGAAGAAGCGAAAGCACACCATGTGAAAACACTGCTTGAGAAAGCCACTGAACTGGATAATCAGGCCGCTATGATTCGTCTGGAGGCTATGGAAATTGAGATGGGTACAAAACCATTCGTAAGGTCAGTAAGCCGGGCTGAAGCAGTTGCAAACGGTTTAAAATGGTACCTACCTCTCACACCATGCCGTTATTGTGGAAATGTCGCAGAGAAGTATGTCGCTAACGGAAGGTGTCGCAATTGTGGAAAATAAAATTCTGTGGTTCATGAAGAATGCGAGTCTGGACCGGTACACTTATGAAACGAAAGAATGGGACATCATCAGCGCTATGGAAAGCAAAAAGTGCACCGTTCGTGATGTGCGTAAAGAACTGAAGCGGATGTGTAATGAGGGAATACTGAGACGGATGCAGCGCGATAAATGGACAGTTACTTACTACATTATTTCTCCCAAACATGCTCATTAAAAAAAGCCCCGTGAGGGGCTTTACTCATTTAGCATGACAGTTACAGTCTCGCGGTACGAAAACGCCATTTACAACGCGGGGCCTGAGTGAGTCACAATCAGCGTCATGATATACCGATTGAGCAGGCACTACCGGCGCTGGCGGGGTCTCATACACAGGCTTGTAGTAATGCCTCGTCTCCTCCTTGAATATTGCCCCGCTGCTTTTGCCAAATGTGAATGGCGTAAAGGGATGGATAAACCCCACAGGCTCTGCCGTCAGCGCTGCCAGCGTGATTTCAGCGAGGCGAAGATGGATAACTGCGGCTTCAGAGGCTTCAGGTATTCTCTCTACCGCACCGCGCAATGCCACAATATTTTTCTGAGCCTGATCGATTAACTGCTCTTTGGTGAATGTCATGGGTTAGTCCTCGCTCTCATCATCTTGCTCATCCGCCACCTGGCTATTAACGGCACCACACTCCTGGCATTCGGTGTGGTCCAGATTCGACCATGGCCCCATCCAGATGACCTGGCCACCACAAGTTGCACATTGCATATCAGCCCTCCCCGTTGATGCGGGTGATGATGCCAGCGGCTACCAGAGCCTTGTTGTAATTTTTCTGGCAATCGATGTAGCCCTTCGCATAGTCTTCAGAAGCTCCGTAATGGCAAATCTGAAAATCTGAGAACTGCTTCACTTTAACCTCGCGCACCTCCAGTTCAGCAATCCGCTTCTCAAGCGCAATACACCACTCCATCAACTGGCAATAACTTAACGTTTCCATATTGTCTGGCTCCTTACTTTACCACCCGCAATAACACGGGTGACACAGAGTCCATCCCGGTCAGCCTGCGCACGCATACGTGACAATGTTGTCAAAGCCTGCACTTCTGTCATGGTTGCTGTCATCTCTGACAGTGTGTGACGACTGATAATGGTTTTAGTGGTCATTTGGTTACACTCCAGCTTATATTGTTGAGGAAGTATTGACTGCGCACTCGTGTGACTAATCCACGCTTTTCCATATCCTTCAACTTACGCAATAAAGAAGCCGTATCAAGCGAAGGATATTTATATGACAGTTTATTTCGGATGTAATATGTGGGGTCAATACGTCCGATAGCCTGGATTACGTCCTCATCGTCAATTAATGTAATTCTCATCTTTCTAACCCTCTCTGTTGTCGATGGGGTAACTATAAACTAACCTTGACGAGTCCGTCAATACTAATTACAAAAAAAGCCCCTGTCACGGGGCTGTCATTGCAAGTGCTGTTGTATCACCCTGCGCCGCTGCGTAATGGCGTTCCACATCTGCAGCCTTCTCAAGGTTAGCGTGAATGTGTCCGACACGGATATAGAGGCGCGGTTTACCACCGTCAATCATTATCACATTATTCACACGACCATCCTTAAGTGCAGGGTGCCAGTCATATCCCAGACTCATCATCAGGTCACGGCGTTTACCCGGCGGTATCTGGCGTTCTGCACGCATTGAGCGCAACAGATTGTCCAGTGCCTTACTGCTCACCCATCCACCCGCAAAGCCCTGACGCCCCTCATCAATGGCTTCCATAATCTCCTGCTCCACGCCACCGAGTGACGCCTGAATCGCCAGTAACGTACTGGACGTATCCGGTGCACGATTCGGATGATGACCAACGTGACGGTTAAGGAAATAGTGACGCAGGTATGCCGCACTTTTAGGGTCACGCATAAATGCGTCAAGACGTTCAAAGTATTCCGGGGTCATACCGTCATGCACCACATCTTCCTTGTTCTCATGTGGACTGATAAACGTCGCGTAACGCCTGTCATCTTTGGTCTTCATCACCGCGTCCCTGTGGTTACTGGTAATCATGATGCCCAGCATATTACGGCACAGGTCAGCTTCCTCACCCTTACCCTGATAGGCAATCATGCGGTCGGTAATGAGGGGTTTGAGAATTTCAATAACGTCGCGCTTGTCACCGACTTTAAAATCATTGATGACTGCAAAGGTGTTACCGAATACCCATTTGTTAAATTTGTTATCCACGTCAGACGACTGAACAAGCGCACTGTGACGCAAACCCATCACCATCATCATCGCATCCGCAATTGTGGTCTTACCGTTACCATATGTACCGATGATGACTGGTGCCCACAGCATACATTTGCCCGGGTTCTGCACCTTCGTTGCCATCCAGTCGAGCAAGATATTGTGGTCAAGGGGTAACAGTTTACGGACATGATTGATGAACAGGCTAATGTCCCCTTCGGCACCACGGTCTGATGAGGGCTTAAAGGCGTTCACATAGCGGATACCATCCTCCACAATGACACTTCCGAACGGGCTGTCCGCGTCATAAATGATGTCGTACACCTTACAGAACGAGAAGCACTGTGACTCCGTGAAAGCCTCCCACGCCTTGCGGGTGGTCTTCTCGTTGGTATCGTCCAGGCTGAACACGTAACCGCCGTACATGGCGTTAAATTGTTCAGATTTAAGCATCAACCCGTCGGGTGTAAGGATGCGGTTCTTACTTGCCACGTAGACAAAATTCTTAAACATATCGGAAAGCTGTGAACCGGCAATAAGCTGATAACCAGTACGCGCAACAGGCTCACTCACCTTTACATCATCGCGCTGCAGTTCAATGGGTGCGCCCACGCTGTAATACGTCGTCTGACGCGCACACGCTCCGGTAATGGTGCGCTGGATATAGCTCTTGTGACTGTCCCACTTGGGACGGACCAGTGCACTCTGACGCATGAGGCGCTCAATACGCTCACAGTCACCACCCGTCCAGAATGCGAGGTGTTGGGCAAGCGCAGCATCGGCGCTGGACGCGTCATACTCACGCCCCTCGTCCGGGTACGCATCAGCCAGCACCTCAGTGTTGCGTGTCCACAGGTCTTTAAACGTCGCCTTACCACCAAAGATAGCCGCCACACCACCTTTACTCTCGCACGCTTTCTCAATGAGTCGCGCATCGTCCTCAATAGGGTTGCTACCTTCAGCGTGTGTCGTGGTCCACTCTGCACCGGCCACCTGTTCAGTTGCCGGGAAGTAACGCGCTACGGTATTATTAAAGGTCGCATCATGTCGGGTTGAGATATCACCCACAATTCCCAGACCGGTCAGCGCAATAAAACGCTTCTCTGTGTAGCACTCCAGATGCAGGGGGATATTTTTACAGGCGTGCTCTGGAAAGCTGGACAGTGTACCGAGAATGTGTAAGCCGGTGCGGGACTGTGACACCTCAACAGCAGCACCGGCGAACGTCTGCGATAACTCAGTAGCGAGTGGTGACCATGTGTTATCTGGTTGCAGTGCACCGTCAATATCGATAAAAAAGAACGGGTCATCACCGGTTAGTACAAATGCAACACCCCATCCTTCACCACGCCGCGTGGCTTCGGCACAGGCAGTATCTGCATCCAGCCAGTATTTACGCTCGTGTGCAGATACGACATCGCCTTTAATATTACACGGGAATTTATCCATCTTCCCCGGTTTCTTCTCTGACGGAACCAGCTTATAAAGCATAAATTGGGCGTAAGAGGCCATAGCCCCCAACGCCTGGGGGATTTTATTCATTATTGTTACTCTCTGTTAACGCTTACAGGAGGGTATTAAGTGCTTCTGCTTTCACATCAGCGGGAGCGCTTCGGGCAATATCATCCCCCAGCGCAAGCCCCTGCGCAATCAGTTCCAGTTGTTTTTCATCAACAGCCAGTTGCATCACCGCCTTACGCAGTTCAATCATCTGACCATAGTGGTGGTTAACGCTACCCATCGCCACACCAGCTTCGGCTGCTACGCCATCACGTGTCAGACTGGCAAAGCCATCACGCTGTGCCATCTTGTAGGCGGTCTGTAAAATGTGTTCTTTGCTCATGGTTAAGTCCATATCTGTTAGTATTGAAGCCAGTATGACACGCGTTGACGGGATGGTCAACTACTCAGGAGTCTCAACCAGTGTTGAATGTCTGGTGACCACTTCAACCATTCGGTCGCACCCTTGAAACCTTCCAAGTTTGCAGATTTAAATTCACGGTGGAACATTGTTTCAAATTCGTAAATTGTCTTTCCATTTTCTGAAATACTTTCAACAAGTGAGAATGAAAAGGGTGTACTTTTTGCCAGTTCTTTCAGCCTTCGTTCCATATTGTTTGTTATCCCTATTTTAACATATTGACCACATTCTGAGCGGAGAGCGTACAAGCTAGCATCATCAGTCTTTTGATAGCCAAAACCCGCACATTTCGGGCATCTTGTGCCACTATAGATAAAATGTCTAAGTCTTAACTCCCATTGCAAATCGTGTGTTCCACAGTAACAAACTACAATACTGTTTGAATTTTTGTAAGAATCTTTCCATTTTACAAAATGATACGGGGTGTTTTTGCATAATTCAGTAATCTGGAATTCTCTTTCTTCTTTTGAAGTCCTCAGACGAATACTTGCTTCTTCGCCAGCACACTTTTTACATCTTTTACCGGACCAAAGGAAACGGTGCACCGTAGCTATCCATTCACCATGCTTTTGGCAACCACATTTAAACTTACTTCCACAGTTTTTGTAATCGGTAACCCAACCATTGAAGTGATAAGGAGTACCGACACACAATGATTTTATATCGCTAATCACGACTGTTTCGGGTTTCGAATATTTCACAGAGGGCCTTCTCCACTCCAAAAACGGAAATCACCACCCAACCCGACGATAATTTCACCAAAGCGCAACTGCGCTTCCTCGTGTTCCGTCCCTGTGTACTTCCATCCCGCCTTTTTAATCTCACGCGCCACGAACTGTCCAATGGTTGACCCAACCATATCCCCTGTGATTTCCACGGGACGGATGCCGATAAGGTCGCTACTGCGCAGACGTTTACCCAATGCGGCAGTCTCATTACACAATCCAAACCGGACCGGTACACCGCGTGCATCAGGCAAAACACCTTTATTGTTGCGGAACAGTCGCCATCCCATTTGACTGGCGAGAAGTCGCGCATCGTCCTGCACCTTGTGCTCACCTGTCGCGTCCTCTGACGGCTCCACATCGAGTCCCACAATTGCCACAAGGTCAGATAGTGCATCAGCCGTGATACCGTGCTTACGTTGCCATTCGAGAAGTGTCGGTGTCATTCACCCTCCAGCCCGGAAATTGCATCCCACACGTCAGAGCCGCGACATTTTTCAAATGCTAAAGCAGCCATATCAAAAACCATTCGCTCTTGCGGATGCGGCGATTCCCAGTATTTAAAACCTTCACGATGAGAATATCCCATCATCGAATAAAACTCTCCAGCAAGTTCTATTACGGCTTGTACTAACTCCTCATCACTCATAACCCAATCCTCTCTCTTAATTTATCCGCATCAGCCGCTTTTAACGCCTGAGCCTCCAGCCAGCTCATTCCGTACGTGAGGTAAAACTTGCGAAATATTTCACTGTCGCTCAGTCCCTCAGCACGTCTGAACCCGGCCCACTGAGCAAGACTATAATCCAGTTTGACGAGTGCGTCAAGTCTGTCACGCTGACGTTTGACATTACTCATTACACCCGGGATAGGTACATGTTGTGCAGTCAGTCTGTCACGCATTGCCTCTGGTGTCTCACGTGCACCTAGTACCTCACCCTGAGCACGTGCTAACGCTTCCGGGTCAAGCTCATACAGGTCACCATCCACCCACTCAATATTACTTCGTTGCATCTCTGACGGTGCCGGGATAGGTTCGCCGCAATATGGACAGGCTTTAAGATACCGCTCGTACACACCCGCACAAGCAGTACAGGCACGTGTGGTTGGTTTATCATTTTTACCGCTGTTTTTCTCGCGCCGGTCAAGACTCCACTCACGGTGACTGATTTCAATTTTTGCACCATCTGCGTACTGAACCAGTGTTGCGTGACGCTGGATATTGCCTACGTGGTCAACGTATCGCCCAAACTCCTTACCGTCTTTCAGTCGCAGCATACGACCCGCACGTTGTACAAAACGCCCGAATGACTCCGTGGCTGCAACATCCTGTACAGCTTCAATTGCGGGGCAGTCAAAACCCTCATCAAAAATAGAGACCGATGTCAACACATGGTACTGACGGTTTTTAAATTTACGGATTGCGTCAATACGTTCGGCATCAGGCATTGCCCCGTGTACGCACTTTGCCGGAATACCGGCAGCGTTATACTGATTTTCCAGTTCTGTAGCAGTCGCCACATCAGGAGCAAATACAACAGTGAGCATACCGTTCAGTAACTTCTGGTATGTGCGCACCACATCACCTACAACCTGCTTTTCATCGTGTGAGACAAGGCTTGATTCGTTTACCGCTTTACTGACTTCCGACGCCACAAAATCACCGGTCGTCTGACTCACTTTTTTAATAGCGTCACGGTTGAACGAACTTTGTGGTGCATACAATTTGTATTCAGTCAGATACCCCATATTGATGAGGTCACGCATTGACGGGCCAACCTTCATCACATCAAACACACCGTCAGCGTGCGACCCCAGCCCGTAACCATCGGCGCGACAAGGTGTGGCAGTCACGCCCAGTCCACGCGCATTGCGGAACATGTTGACCGCTTTACCCCATTTGTTATCCTTTAATACGTGGTGTGCTTCATCCATGACCCATAATTTAACAGTGGGTAACCAGTCAGCAAGCTGGTCACCGCGACGAATAAGCGTATCCACACCAGCAACTGCGTGACGGCTGGACGGGTCATAATAACTATGCCCGACTTCCTCCATGTGCAGGCGTACAATCATCTTGACTACATTAGTCGGACCGATAATACGGTGACGCACTTTATTGCGTGCCAGCGCTAAACTAATCTGGCTCACCAGTTCCTGACGGTGCGCAACCGCACACGTTGCCCCACCATTGTCAGCCATGATGGACGAGAACAGCACAGTTTTACCCGCACCGGTTGCCAGTACTGCCAGTACATTACTGTGCTGATGCTCGTTCCAGTGATTATAAATAGCGTCTTTCAGTTCCTGCTGATATGGGCGCAGCGCCGGACGTGTTGCCTCAGCCACCGCACCCGCTACAGGTGTGAGTACAGGTAGGGTCATTTACGTCCCCTCACAAATCCTATACGCAATGTTAGAAACAACAATGTAAACATTACAACGGTTGCTTTATTTACTCTGTCAGGCGAAACATCATCAACAAAACCAAAATGTAAAAAATGATAACACTTCGATTTATTTTCTCTTGTCACATACCACAGTTCGGTTGAAAAACCATATCCCAGTATTAAACCTTTAATGTGATACCACTTATCAAGGGTCATCATCTACAACTCCCACACTTTGCGCACGTTGTTCGACTCGACCATGCGTGCTTTTCTGATTAATTTACGTGCTACATACATCGGTATCTGCACATCGTCCAGAAACCATTTATCCTTCTTGCTGGTCGATGCGTACCACCCGTAAGAAGGTCGGAGCAGTTGTTTAATTTTCATCGGCCACCTCAATACACAAAGTCGGTTTTAAATTCATGGTCGCACTCTGGACAGCATGTCTCATAACCTTCAATCGGTTCACAAGCTTGCTTTGCTCCCGAATACTCCCAAAAATCACTATCTTCAAGTAAATCAAAGTAGTGACCGCATTTAGGACACGTAACATCCAGTGACAAACTCCAGTAAGCTAATGTATTTTTACTCATCTCTGTCTCTCCTCTCAGTTGTTGACGCTCCCGTCATTGTGCATCGGTAACTGTCCCGTGTCAAATTTAAAATTAGTGTTGACGGATGCGTCAGGGTGGTATAGAGTTCACATCACACCAAGACATTTGGAGGGTAGAGAGATGACAGGTTTACAAAGCGTTAAATTCAATCAATTGTTACAACAATACGTGGCGGCAGAAATTCAAGCGAAGGAAGTCCCACATTGGGACAGACCAGAAGCAGAAGGTATTGCTACTAAAGCACGTCAAAAATTACAGCAATATGTAGAACAAATTACTCAAGGAGCATAACTAAATGACCAACCTTATCACCTTAACCATCCCGAACGATGACCACGTTGCATTGCGTGCGTTTGGTAAAGCACTTGAAGAAATGGCACTGGCGCACGGTGCTTCTCCGACGCAGTTACAAGTGGTCAATGAAATCACAATGAGTGACAAGCAGCGTGAGACATTGGCGGAGCGTTTGTTAAATCTTCGCCGTTCACACTCACCCTTACGCAGTGAATTAGAAGCGAAGTCTGAACCAGAAGTTGACACAACTAGCGAACAATTCGCAGCACTCGCCAAAATGGAAAGTGCCGAAAGTGAGCAACCAGCCAAAGGTTTTGTGCAGACTGAAGATGGACAATTTAATTTGTCTACAGGCGCACAGGTTGACTCAAGCGGCACACCGTGGGACGAGCGTATCCACTCTGCCAGTAAAGCGCTCAATTCTGACGGTACGTGGCGTCTGCGTCGTAAGCCGAAGGATATGGATGAGACGGAGTGGGCAGCACTCGTTGAGTCGGTTAAGGCTGAACTGGTCTTAATGGTTCAGGGTTGTGCAATGTACGATGAGCAAGTAATTATGGAAGAGGACTCTCACAACTCCGGTCAGGAGGCGTACATTGCTCTTGCTAAGCACATGATTGAACCACCTGTAACACCTCCGGGCGATGACTTTCACACGGACGCAGTTGTGGTGACGGAGCAAACTGTTGCGGGTATTCCACCAATCCCTGTACCGCCGCCGGTCGTTGTACCACCTGTACCACGTGAGGTATCAACTGAGACGCTAAGTAAAGCACTGGACGTGCCATACGGTGAGCCTGAACAATGGGACTTCCCCAAGCTGATGAAATTCCTCACTGAGCGTCACGGTGAAATTGATGTGCCGACTGTTAATCAGTTACTCGCGGTTGATGGTCTGACTGCACTGACTGACCTGAACGCCCACCCGGATAAAATCGGTTCGTTCGTGGCACGTGTTAAAGCGCATTTGGGGGAGTAATACGATGCGAGCGATTAACTGTAATTATTGCGGTAAAGCCGCTCAATTAGTTACTGGTGATGTTATTTATCCACATAGAGAAGATTTATACAGTCTGAAATTTTACTTGTGTAACTCTTGTGATGCTTATGTAGGGTGTCATAAAAATTCTGACGCTGTGCCATTGGGTAGACTGGCTAATGCTGAACTGAGAAAAGCTAAAAGTGCGGCACATGCGGCATTTGACCCAATATGGAAAAGCGGAAAGATGACACGTAACAAGGCTTATGAACTACTTGCTAAGTCACTGAGGTTGGATAAAAAGCATTGCCATATTGGGATGTTTGATGTTGAAACATGTGAAGAAGTTATCGCATGGTGTGAGGATTTTAAATGACCACTCAATTACCAAAAGTATCTGATGCCTCTATGTGGATGCAGTGCAACGGCTCGTTCCGTGCGCAGCAACTGCATCCACCACTGGACGTCGAACCGTCACAATCCCGGCTGGAGGGTCGGGCGTGTCACGAGGTGGCTCAGCGTCTGTTCCGTAATGAGCCTTTCGGTGACATGGTGGGCAGTCTGTCAAAGGACGGAACAGTTATCACGGATGAACTGTTTGATGCTACCCGTGAGTATTTTAACGAGGTGTGGGGCTTCTGTAACAAGCATGGTCGACTGTATGACCTACACATTGAAGAACCATGTCCGGTACCGGGCTACGCTAACTGGTACGGTATTCCCGATGCGTGGGTAACTGCAGAGCAGGGAAAGGTATTGCGAATCTGGGACGCAAAATTCGGTCACAGAATAGTGGACCCGTTCGAGCACTGGCCGATGATAATTTACGCGTTCAGTATCTGTGAATTGCACCAGACCAAACCTGACATCATTGAGTTGGTCGTCGTACAACCCCGTGGCTTCACCAGCGAAGGTACAGTGCGTAAGTGGGTAATCACACCTGATGAATTGCGCATTTACCGCCAGCAGGTGAATGACACAGTGCTGCGTGTGCTGAATGCTGCACCACTTTGCACACCCGGGCCGCACTGTCTGGACTGTAGCGCCCGTGCACACTGTGACGTACTGCAACAACAGAGTTATGCCGGGATGGATTATGTTGCCAGATTGCAGACGCACAACCTGACCGGTCATGCGCTGGGTGTAGAACTGTCACTACTGGAGCGTGCACAAGAGATGATCAAAATGCGTCTCAGTGGTCTGGAGGAACAAGCGTTACATGAAATTAAACAGGGACAACACGTGACATTCTACAGCGCTAAAACCACGTATGGTCATAAGCGCTGGAAGAAGGATGTACCGGTAGAGCAGGTTATTATGATGGGTGACCTGATGGGGCAAGACCTGCGTAAGCCTGTAGACCTTGACACGCCTGCACAATGTATCAAGAAGGGTATAGACCCGTGCGTAGTGGAGCAGTACGCCGAAACACCTGTAACGGGTGTCAAGCTGGAGCGCGTGAACGAGCGTGCAATAAAAAGTGTATTTAGTCGTTGACGAGTGCGTCAGACTGATGTAGATTTATCAACACCGGGGCACACTGCCCCACTTTAAACAGAGAGAAGGATTTATAAGATGGCACAATATCCAGTATTTAAAGCTCGTTTCGTTATGGGTTCCCTGTTCGACCTGAAAACCACCACGCACGACGGTAAGCCCGAACCAGACGAAAACAAACACCATTACTTCGCAGCTTTCGCTATTCCAAAGGGTCCACAATGGGACGCGGTTTATTCTGTTATGTACAATGAAGCCAAATCTGACCAAGTGGGCGCTCTGCTGTGTGACCAGCCAGGTTTCAACTGGAAAACCGAAGACTGTGATAACCCGGAAAACCCTCTCAACAAAGGCAAAGCAAACCGTCCGGCTGGTCACATGCTCATCAAAATGACACGTAACGTTAAGATGGGTCCGTTTGCTGTTGTTGATAACAGTCGTAATCCAATTATTAACAAAGCATCTGTAAAACGTGGCGACTGGTTCTATGTTGCTGGAGGTACAAAGTTTAACGGCGCTCAGACCATCAAAACTAACGCCGGTATGTATCAGAATATCGACGCTGTGATGTTTGCGGAAGCTGGTGATGAAATCGTGAGTGAGGGTGGTTTCAGCGTGGCTGACGCGTTTGCAGGTATTCAGGGTGGCACACTGGGTACTACACCAGCTCCAGCCTCCGCGGCTGCACGTGTCGCACCAGCACCAACCGGCGTAACACCACCTCCGGCAACTGACCTGTTGGTAACACCTCCGCCGGTTGCTCCGGTTGAGGAGAAGTACAACGTGAACGGCGCGGTGTATACCAAAGAGCAGTTACTCGCTATGCCGGGCTGGACTGTTGAACATCTGGCTAATCTGCCACGCGCATAACCACAATGCCCCGGTGTGAGCCGGGGTTATTTACGGAGAGTAAAGAGATGGGTTACAAATACCGCGTTTATCTGGATAGTGGTGCCAATATTCAATCATGCTATGAACAGACAATAGACACAGAAGAAGATTTGGGCATTTCTGATGAAGAATGGGACGCTATGTCTGAGAAATCGAAAGATGAAATCATGAAAGACGTGGCGTGGGAACGAATGGAATGGGGTTATCATTTAATTGGGGAGTAACCGTAATGACCACTCAACAAACTGACAAACGCCTGTCCGAGTTTGACCAGAAGTTAGCCGAACTGGACAAAGCCACGAAAGCGGTTCAGGAACAACGCCGGGAATATGTCAACCGCAACAACCTGAACAAAACATACGACGGTTATACAAAGGGGTGAGAGGATATGAACCGTTACATTTATCACTATAATTGCCAGTCAAAACAAAACCCAGGTGGATGGAGTGGCATTGCTCAATTAACTTTTCGAATTGTAGAGCAAGAAGATTTGAATAAATTCCGTCAAATTTTATCCGACAAATGGAATGAAGAAGTTTGTGCGGTATTATCGCTTTCATACCTCGGCCGCGAACAAGAGTAACACCTTTAAGCCCCTCACGGGGCTTTTCTTTCAGAGAGATAAAATATGACACACTATTTATCGCGCTGTGACGAGATGTCAGGGTGTGGGACTATTTACCCTGCTGACTTACACAAATGTCCACACTGTGGCGCTGATGCCGCATTCAGTAGTCCTGCACCGCTTGACCCGCGTGACTGGGGATATGACATCGAGACATACCCGAACATCTTTACAGCGTGCTTTATCCACGCTGCTACCGGTATGGAACTAATGTATGAAATCTCTGACCGGGTCAACCAGCAGCAACAGCTTATTGAATTCATGTTTAATCTGGGTCGCAGTGGTGCACGTGGCGTAGGGTTTAATAACCTGTCTTTTGACTATCCCGTATTACACTTTGTCGCACACAATCCCGGCTGTACACTGGATGACATTTACGCTAAAGCGCAGTCACAGATTAAGCCGGATGGGCAGTGGCCTGAAATCATCTGGGACCGCGACCAGATTTTTGAACAGATTGACCTTTACAAAATTAATCACTTTGACAACAAAGCACGACGTACGAGCCTGAAAGCGCTGGAAGTGGCGATGCAGTCACGCAACGTCAAAGACCTGCCATTTCTGGTCGGTATGGTACTCAACGATGAACAGAAAGATGTGCTGATTGCGTACAACAAACACGACGTGCGTGAGACGCTTAAATTTTATGTACGCTGTCTCGATAAAATCCAGTTCCGCGAAGAATTGACCAGACAGTATGGTCGTAACTTCATGAACCATCCCGACACAAAAATCGGCAAAGATATCTTCGTTAACGAGCTGGAAAAAGCAGGGGTGAATTGTGGCGGTGTAACCATCCGTGAACGTATTGCGCTGAGCGATTGTGTCCCTTCCTACATCAAATTCGAGCGCTCGGAATTTAATCAAATTCTCGAACGAATGAGGGGTGTCGTGCTCAATAAAAAAGAGCAAGAGGAACTACTGACCACAAAGGGCGTCTTTAATGATATGAATGTTATTGTCGATGGAGTGGAATACTCATTCGGTCTCGGCGGCATCCACAGTGGTATTCCTAACTTCATTGTACATTCGGGTAACGGTAAATTACTCAAGAATAAAGATGTTACAAGTATGTATCCCTCGATTTCGATTAAAAATCGTTACTACCCGGCGCATCTGGGCGAAACATTCTGTGACGTTTACGAACAACTTTTTTTGCGGCGGCGTGATGCAAAACGTGCGCGAGATAAGACAGTTGATGCGGCTTTGAAGCTGGCTCTCAATGGTACTTTTGGAAACATGGGGAGTAAGTTCAGCCCCTTCTGCGACCACAAATGTCTGTTGAGCATTACCATTACCGGGCAGTTATGTTTAGCCATGCTTGTTGATAGGCTCATTACACATGTACCAGAAATGGTAATACCGCAAACGAATACTGACGGGGCCGTCATGTATTACCCGGAAGAATACGACTTTCTTGTTGAATCCATTTGTTCCCAATGGGAAAAAGACACAATGTTGGGTCTTGAAACTGACAACGTAAAATCTTTATACCAACGAGACGTCAATAATTATTTGATGACTGTTGACTAATAACATGGATTCCTTATACTAAATCTATTCAAATCGAAATGGTATAAAATCATGCAATGGAAATTAGAGAGAAGAGAAGATTTAACTTTAGATTACTTCAAAGAGCATTTTTCATATGATTCTTTGACCGGTGATATGAGAAGAATTAAGCGATATTACAGTAAAGGCACCCATGGTCCTTGTGATATTTTATTAAGAGAATGCAATAATCGTGGCTATTATTGGGTCAACATACGAGGACTTTATTTCCTCGTACACCGTCTCGCTTGGTTTTGTATGACGGGAGAACATCCGAATGATGAAATTGACCACATCAACGGAAATCGTAAAGATAATCGATGGGAAAACTTGCGTCTCGTTAGTGCTTTTGAAAATTCACGTAATCAAGGAGAACGGAAGGATAATACCTCAGGTTGTCGTGGTGTTACTAGAAACGGCGCAGGGTGGGCAGTGAGAATTTCACAAAATGGCGTGCGATACCATCTTGGTACTTACAGAGATAAATCGGAAGCTATCGCAGTACGGAAGCAAGCCGAAAGGGATTTAAACTATCACCCGAACCATGCAAAGAGGGAGTCATGGAAATATGAAAATTAAAAGAAAAGGGTGTTACGAATATAACTACCAGTATCACCAAGACCCCAGTGCTATGGTCGTACCAAAAGCAGCAGAAGCAGCACTGGTGCGCGGTGAGGACATCCGCACCTTCATAACCAGTCACCGTGACAAATTCGACTTCATGATACGCGCTAAAGTTCCGAGGAGTGCACGGCTGGTCATGCGCTGGCCGGAGTGGGACGCAGAGCAGGAATTGCAGAATACCACACGTGTGTTTATCAGTCGCAACGGTGGCTCACTGGTAAAGCTATTACCTCCTACCGGCACACCGGGAGCGTGGAAGCGCAAGAACGGTCTGACAGATGAAGCGTATTATGCGGCAGTACGTGAGATTACCGGTCAACCGGGAGAACTGGACAGCACCGGACTACCGTGGGACGAGCGTATCCACACGAAGAGTCGCAGCAAGCACGATGCAGTGCGTGAGAGTAGCTTATGTGCCGGATGGCGTGTAACAGAGTGTGCCGATGCTAACGACTTTGACTGGGGGTCATTGAATTACGACTGGTACATTCAGGAAGCTGAAAAACTTGTGTTGCCATTGTTGACGGGGGTGAACAAATGAAGGTGCTGATAACCGGTGGCCGTGATTACACAGATTTCAATGCGTTTGAACACGCGCTTTCACAATTGCCGTTTAAGCCGGAATTAATCGTTCATGGTGGGGCGCGCGGTGTAGATGCACTCGCTGACATGTGGGCTAAAAAGCATGGTGTATTCGTGATGAGAATGGATGCGTTATGGGATGCTCATGGTAAAGGTGCTGGTCCAAAACGCAATTGGGCAATGCTACACTTCGCTAAACCTGATTATTGTATCGCTTTCCCCGGTGGTAACGGTACTGCCGACATGGTGAGACAATGTGAAAAGGCATCTGTAGTTGTGTGGAAGCCTTATAACTGATTACACAGCCGGGTCAGTCTTTGACTCGGCTAACTTCCTGTCCATCTCCATCTTCCACTTTAACTGTGCAATCTCAAGACGCAACTTTTCATCGATTAAACGACGCTCACGACGGTCAATCATCAGCTTATTTAAATTCACAGTGAGGATGACGAGAGAAAGTACGATACCAACAAGCGTGGCAATCATACCCAATAACTCAGGTGTCACCCCTATCCTTGTCAGAAACCCCATCAGTCCCGTTCCGCCCGCCACGCCCGCGCCCACTCGTGGGTCTGCTACGAAGTTGTTCATAAGCCCTCTTAACCCAGTCGACCGCTTGTATTAACATCAGGATGATGAACAGCGTAGTCGATATGAAGTCCAATACCTCCCGCATTCTTATCATCCTTTCTCAGTATCAGCGCAATCGCCATGATGTAGAAGATACCGAAAAGATTTACGTAGAGGTCCGGTGACTGGAATGTGAACCACATTAGCCAGCCCAGCAGGTTAAGTGTAATCGAAACCGCACACAAGACCATCATTTCAAATACTTTTCGGTCCATTCTGAAATTGAAAAGCAAGCCTGTAACCGCAAAGTCACATAGGGCTGCGAGAGGAAAGTAAAGGGAACCGTCGAGATTACCGCAGAGGAGATTGAAGAGAGCCGCAACCATGACAAACACGAGGCTTGCCCGATGCGGCCTCAGCAATAGTGCGAGTGTGAGCGCGGTATAAATCATCTGTTACCCGGTACGTATAAGATTGCTCTTAGTTTACCGTGGATTTATTTTTGTTGCAAATCTCGTCCCATTTCTCATTGTGCGCGAGAATGGCACGTTTTGTCTGCTCGCTCATGACTTCAATGTCGTGTGGACTTACCAGAATGGGGTTGACCCAGTTACACGCTGTATCAACGACTACCGGGGCGGGTCCATTTGTCGTGCAACTGCTTATCAACATCAGAAGTGGTGGAATTATTAACTTTCTGGTCAACATTTGCGGCCTCCCGCGATACCGTAACCTGACGTTCTGCTACAACTTTAGTCGCTTCCACATCCTGCTCAGCCTGCTTTTGCTTGCCCGTACTGCGACCGCTGAACCACGCCATCACCAGTGCGATAATGACACCCAGCGCACCCACTACCCATCCGTAAATTTCACCCATTGTTACGTTGCTCCGTAAGTTTACGTTGCTTAACAAACTGTGACAGCAGGCCCATGAACATCAGGAACGGTCCGATGAAGCTGACAACCGCAGGGGGCAGACTGGATTTGATATCATCTGGCAGGTATGACCACGCTGAGATAGCCGCATCGGGGAAAGCATAGAAGATAGCGGTCATTGTCGTACCCAGAGAACCTAACCAGATTGACCACGTTTTCCAGAGAAGCTTGGCATGTGACACAAACTCAAGCGTAGTAAAGCGTTGTAACAGAAGCAGTACGATAACCGCGCTGAGAGCGATAACGGCAAAGACAAGGATGTATGTCATATTTCCACCCTCTGACCAATCCAGCCATTGATGAAGCGACGCTGCGTGGCGTTACCCTCAACAATCTCAATGTATCTCACACATTGTAAACCGTTGAGCGCTTTCACAAGAATGCTTGATGCGTTATTACGTGACGCCAGATACGTATTGACAGCGTTACGTGTAGCCGGACCCATTTTACCGTCAACAGCGATACCACTTTCTGTGAGAGCATTGACTGCACGTTGCAGGAATTTAGTTGCGGTAGCTGTACCCATGTTAACACCGGTATCAAAAAGTTCAGCAGCAATCTCTGACGGGAACGCGGTGAAGCCGGGTTTCTCAGCATACTCGCGCTTGTAGATGTCACGTGCGGTCTGTAACGGTAAGTCACGCATTGAGCCAGTGTACCCGTTTGCACGGGCTACACGCTCGGTAATACCATACTTAGTTGCGCCACCACTGTCAGCGGGGTCATTTACATAACCCCCTTCCGCTTTAATTGTGGCGTCAATAATCTGGTCGAGTGTCATACGTCCACCCATTCCGGGCGACCTTTCTTGCCCGGTTTTCTTTCTTTACCTTCCGGTGGCTTCTCAAAGAAGAATTCTGAAAATGTCTTCTCATCAATATCCACACCTTTCTCAGGCCACATCCCCGCTTTTTCATATTCCTTTTGCAAAGCGTAAGGGAATGCCAGGTTATTAGCGTAACGATACATCAGTAACCCCTCGCAATATAAGCACCACCTTCACCCTGTGAGTTACACCACGCCGTAAAGCTGGTCAGCGTTTTATTGGTTGCACCAAACATGTTACCCTCACCGAACCCACCATCAAAAACGTTCACCAACTGAACGGATGATGTGAACGGAATAGGGAAAGTGACAGTTGTGCTCACTTTACCCGCACCAGTAGGGAATTGAATCAGACCCCACTGCTCAATCAACCCGTCCGGGTTTCGACGCCATCCTGCACCAGACGACCATAATCCACGGATATTTTGAATGAGTGCGTCGTAATACTGACTGGATGTACCACTATCCACATTGCCGTTAGGTGTTACACCTGCGACGGTAAACACTCTCGCAAAGAAACCATCCCAGTCATTAGCCCAGTCTGATTCAAGATACGAACCGTCCTGAGATGTCGGGGAAGTCCGGTTTTTAAAAGCCCCCTGTGGATGTGCTGCATTGGGGTTACTAAATCTCCCCGGATAACGCTCGTTACGTTTTAAAGCCATTTATCAGACTCCCGTAAATCCGACGAACTCGGCGTATGTGTCGCCGAACTGAGTTTCACTATCCCCGAATTGTACATAATCGTAACCTTCGAGGAAACCATTAAACTTAACACCCTGTGGTTTTGGCACAAGAGAGCCGTTCAGTAATGCCCAGCGCTCAAGGTCGGTGATGTTACCGTAGAATTCCACACTGAATGACATATCTTCACCGTCAACCACGCGAAGGATGTCAGCATTTGGCAGGAGGAAGTTAATGCCGTACAGAATAGACTCAAGCGTGGCATCTGAGTTGTTTTTGATGATTTTGGACTTGATGACCAGACGATAAAGATCGTCCGACATCTGTGCGTCCTGGTCAATACTGAGCGCACTGAACATCGCGCTTTCATCACCGAACTCAGCACCATCCGGGTCAGCAAACATTCCGGGGTTTAACGCCACGTAACCCAGAAAGTCACGGGGGGCAACCACGATGCGACCAAGGATGTCAAGCTGTGCACCCTGTGCTGAGTCAATGTTGTACATCACCCGTACCGCCTGCATCACACTGTTCAGTTCCGTTGCAAGGCTGAGTGTGATGTTATACCACGCTACAGCTTTAGGTTTGTTACGGTATTGAGCATAAATGCGTGACGGTGCATCTGACTGGTCCAGCACGTACCCCTCAACCACCGTAAGAGGTACAAAATATGATTGAGGGAAAAATATCATGATGTATTTCCAGAATGTAATTAGTTTGTTAATTATAAATCCCAGTAACGTAAATCCATATATCAAGCGTACCAGCTCCTGATGCTGTCATTACCAATACTATAGAACCATCTGTTTCAGCATTGACGTGTATACTACCACCCATACGAGTGTCATTTGGTACACCGCGTAAGTCAATGATAGCTCTTGTTGTTGCACTTCCAGTGTTTTTTGAAACTTCTACCTGTGTAGTCGTGCTTGTGGCACTTCCCGAATCACGACATTGAACAATGAGGTCATATGCAAGGGGAGGGAGCTGGCGTGGATAACTACCACCTATCAGGGTTTTCATATCCAGCGTCACTGTTCCACTGGACTTTGCATCACCGTTATATCCAGACAAGTTAAGTTCAGAAATGCGTTGGAATGTTTTTCCCATTGTGATCTGAGCGCGTGGCATAGTAATGCTAACTCCAGGGTCTGGTAGTCGACAGCTTGGGTCAATTACAATATCAGCGCAGTTAGCGTCACACCTTACCGAGAAGTTGCTGCGTGCTGTTGAGCCTTCTACACGAGTACCATCCCCAATAGAAACATTAATGCACCGCTCAAGTTCGATAGCAGTGTGACCACCTCCTGTTGGGTCACCATTGAATGTTGAACCGCTAACATTAATTGATGAGGTAGACCTACTTGATGTATCTTGAATGTATATAAATTTACCGCCAGTAAGTGCTTGTTCAAACCCAACCCCAATTATATTGAGGGTTGTAGAGTCCGCATAATTTGTAAAATGGAAAACAGGGGCACCCGAGCCATTTACGAAACCACCTTGAATTAGCCAACGATTCCAACCACCCCTTACATAAAATGCTTTCTGTCCCGTTCCCAAGATAAAATTGTTAGCAATAAAACATGACGTTGTTATTGGACCTGCGGTATCCGTTGAACTTGTTGCCCATTGAGGGCAATCAATACAAGTATTAACAAGTAAGAAACGATTCTGACTAATATTATGACCACCAAGACCTGCAATCATGATTCCCGAATTTAGTCTGATAGTGCCACTATTACCAAAGATACAATATTCAATTGTAACTTGTCTTATACCGTAGCAGCGAAATGCCACTGCTTGAGTTAGAGTCAAGGCAATACACTGAAACTCTCCCCCAAACCATTTAATGTACGCCTTACTATTCGCACCATCAATGGACGATGGGTTAGCATCGGGATTAAGATCAAACATAACCCCATCAAAAGTTGAGAATATTTTTGCACCAAATGCAATTGTTGTCGTTCTAGAATATCCGGCATTAATGGTGTCGGATATATACCATTCACCAGGTGGAATAATTACTTTTTTACCGGACCTTGCAGAATAAGCCGCATTCATTGCTGTAGTAGTAATCGAGGAATTAGCTGAACCTTCCAGAGCACCCCAACCACGTATGTCACCGTCATCACGCCAACGCGCCATTTGTAAATCTGGATAAGTAGTAGCACCATCAGGGTCTGCAATTTCATCCCTTAAGACATCAACAGTACCTTCTGCACTCGCCGCAGCAGCCTCAGCAGCCTGTTGAGATTGTAAAGCCTGCGACGCACTCTGTGAGGCATTCCCAGCTTGTGTCTGTGCTGCACTGGCAGAAGCAGATGCGGCAGCAGCGTAACTGTCAACCTGCTCAAAGTTGCTGTCTAATTCATCCCATGTTAAGGGACGCCCGAGGTCGGCACGTTTAATAAATGTCATACGATGTTCACCGTTATGTTAGATGTGGTCCAGCGGGACAATTCGTTGAAATCTATTGTGACATTTGTTGTGCCACCATTCAATGTCATGCTGTCAACATAGCTGTTACCGTATGAACCGATAACCTTGTTAATTGGGGTATACATGGAACTGTAAGGCACAGTTTCACCAATGTCGAAACCATCGGGCTTAAAACCGTACTCTGTGGGAATCAGGTCTCCCGCCGCATATTCAAGAATCGCTTCCTGAATGAGAGGTTGCAGGGTTGCCTGTGATGGTAACGTACCGTCATCCTTGATGTTCACAACAACGACCATATCCACATAAACGGGACGGCTGAATTTAATCTGCTTTGTGTTCGTTGGATACGTCGGGGAAGTGACTACCACTGATACAGGTGTTCCGGCCTGATACAACATTACACCGGGATTTTTCTTTACATAAATAGCCATCGCCACATTGGCATCAGTACCACCATCAATAATGGGAGCAATGCTGTGTGCCGGTAAACCATTTGCATCCGTGGCGTTAGTGTCATTCTCGTAAATTTTCACACGGCGCGTACCGCTAACCGCAAACAGTTCGCCCAGCATTGAATCAATCTGGTTGTTACCCGGACGACCCACAGCAGTAGCACGTTTGACACGTAGTGAACTGTCAGACTCAACGTTTGTACCCGGAGTGGCGGGTGTAGGGTTTGTGACACTGGTCAAACCCGGTACAGTGGTGATAATGCGCGTGATGGTGTTCGCGTCAGCTTCAACTGGTCCGGTTGTGGTGGATGTGATGTCCACAGTGGCGATACCGGACGAGTCAAGCGTCCATGTCTGGTCAAGCGTCCAGCGTGAGCCTGTTACAGTCGACTCAAACACCGTACCAGCGGGGACGACCGTTGAGTTAGGCACACCTGTTAACACGAAGCCCGTTACTGTGGACGCAGTTCCCTCACTTCGGGTAGTACCTGTCAGTGATGCAATAACATCGAGGTCAACACCGGTTGCCTTGTTCGGGTCTTTGGAGTTGTACGCCTGCTGGAGCGTTTCATCCAGAGCGCTAAACACCTCAGCATCATGTGCAATTTTGAGACCGTCTGGAGTGGATGGGTCAAGATTCCACAGGGGGTTAATGTCAAGATATAACTGCTTCTCTTCATCGAACCATTCATTTTGCGTTTTAAGTTTGTAACCGGTGGTTGTAACTTCAGCCATTTTCAGTCACCGTAATTAGCCCGTAAGTAGTCAGTGCGCCAGCAGTGACCGAATATGTGCGAGTGTTCAAATCAAAATCTGTACTAAAACTGGTAAGGCGTACAACACCGGGTGTCCTCACGATGCGGTTGCGCAATGCTGCTTCACGTGCAGAGAGTGTCGAGCCTTTACCTAAAATTTGCTCAAACCACGGTGTGCCGTCGGTAATGTCACGAAAATATTCGCCGAGGAAGAGACGCAGACGTGTTTTAATCGTCTGCTCAATCTCTTCACGCCCGGTCAGAAACATTGACCCTTGTGTGACAATATCACCATTTTCATCAAGTTTACGTACTGTCATGTGCGAGGACCCAGAGTAGTAGTACCCGTTTCGTTGTGACGATGCGTTTCCATTGGAACACCATTCGCATCAATGATACCGCCACCTACAGGGATTGTCATGTGCCCGGTCGGTGTAATTATAACCCCGTTAATGTCCACATTACCATTAGCGAGCAGGTTATTGTGGCCACTGGTATTATTGGTCATGACCGAACCGTCTGAGCCATATGTGGTTACTGCACTGGCATTTTTTATCTGGAGTGTGTCATCATTCTTAATCCACACGTACCGGTCGCCTGCTGCGTTACGGATGCGTACACCATTGTTAGCAAAATTGGCAATGGCGTTAGTCAGGGAGCGGATACCGGGGATGAATTTTGCATCCTGCTTATTGTGGAAACGTGCGACAGGATTAGCAGCTATACCACCTGTCTGCTTCCACGCATCGATGCAACGCTGACTGAAATGAATATCACCTTCACAACCCGGTTTAATCTCGTACTCAAGTACGTAATCATCGCCGGGGAAGGAAACAGGTACATCCACGATAGGCGGGATGTCAAACGTTGAACCGTCTTTGTTCACGCGCATGATACCGATTTGCACCTGCGCTCGCTGTGTTGCGGCATCAAACGCCACCACATAGCCGGGAATACTGGTGAAGGTGTCCATCAACGCGCCAGAGACAGCAGCATCAATCACAGTCTGAACAGGTGCCCGTCGTTGGTTGTTATCGCGCATATGGTCCTCCTGCAAAAATAATACACAGTATACAGTTGACAGTCACGTCAAACAATGCAATATTTAAATCTCAGGTATATAGCACATGTGCCTTTAGCGGTCCGGGGTGGTCCCTTGCAGTCTCATAACGCCGCCAGCGGGTAGCCGGAATGTGTAGCCGGGTATGAACAACAGCGACTGGTCATCGTGGCGATTCGACCTCACAACAGGTAAGAGCATTGGCGTGACGGGTTCATAACCCAATCCACGCAGCAGCATGGAGTTGGCGCGAAGTGCTCAGTGTTCTTTCCGTTGTGGTGAAGTGTAAGACAATAGCTCACATGAATCGGGGATGTCGGACGCCTAAAGCTGATATTAGAGGCAACAGCCAAAACGCGACTTGTGACACCACAACCCTATACCAACCGGGCAGGAGGTGATTCTCCGTCTCCCAGCGGCAGGGTAAGCCGAAGTCGTTAACGTAACGTTGAGAAACGTGACAATAGCGGCGAAATGAATGAGTGATGTACTTTTGCAACTCCCTTTTCCGGGTGTTACCTCACAGCGAAAGTGCATCCCTGATCCACCATCGCCTTGTATCTCTCGCTCTGTACTTTTACCCGCCCTCCGTGGCGGGATTTTTTTTACAGTTTATTCAGATAGCGCTCAGGAATGTAACGAACCTGTACCGGATAACCCGTCACCATACAACTGTACGTCATGAACGGAATGTACTGACGGGTCTTATCATCACGGAATTTATCACGCAATAACTTAACCTGACGCGGATACTGTGACGGACTGTCGCCAATACGCGACAACACAAGACACTCGCCACTTTTCACCATGTATTCGGAGAGCGCGTTACGCTGGTCCCAGTATACAGGTGCATCATCCATCACCTTGAATGGCTCTGCACTCACACTGCATGTGAACACCAGCGCAAGAGTTGTGAATAACTTAACCAGCCGCATATTGTTGACCTGTTTTGAATGCTGCATTGACCCTGACTACACAATCGCCACGGGTGATGTAACCTTTACGTTGTTTATCCAGCCCCGCATTCTGATTATACGCCGCAGATGGTGACGTGTACAAAGTAAATGAATCAGGCTTGCCGAGACCTACAGGAGCGAACACCGCCATGTAAGTATCACCCAGATTGTGGATTCGACCCTGATACTGTGCGAAATATTTTTCTACCCAGTCAAGCTGCTCAACAGCCGTCATACGTGCAAGGCGTGTAGTCGTGGTGCCAAGTGATTTAGCGGTAGACGGCAGGAACTGAATCAACCCAGTTGCACCAGATGTAGGGTTTTTCTCGTAAGGCAGGAAACTGTTACCGGTTTCAAATGCCATGACAGCCATTAACCAGTTGGCTTCAATGTTTTGACGTTTGGCTATTTCACGAACTTTTGCGCGGAACTCCTGCGAAACTTTAGCCCCCCATACAAGTTTAGCACCACTATCAAGGGTTGTTTCTGTGGCGATACCTGACCGGATACCGTTTACATCTACACGCCAGATATCTCCCCAGTTGTCCCCACGATACCGCAATGCAAGGATATTCCACAAACCAGAAGCGAATGCTTCGGTGTGAGTCACAAACGCGTTACCGGTATTAAATGTCTGGTACTGTGCATCAATTTCAATCTGGTCATTAATTCCCATGAACGGATTGAGACGCACACCGACATCCACAAACGCACCTTCATTGCCCCCGCTGATTTCTGGCATTCCAATCATGCCTGTAGATTGTGAAATCAGATGTTTCGCTGTGGTGCGTGCATCGGCAGGGAAGGTGACAGATAACTGACCGTTAAAGTTAGTCCACAGAAAACCGTAAGACTTAGCGAGTACGTTCATCTCGCGTGTAATATCACCATCAGTAACATACCCGCTCGTCATGACGAGGGTCTGCGACTTAGCCTTGTCCACCACGAGACGCTTACCCCACGACCGGGCAAGGTCTGTCAGAACGTCAAACAATGTCACGCCCTGACTGTATGAAGCGTTTGCAACACCCGTGTCGTTAGTGTTATCACCACTACGACAGAGGATACGTGTGACAACGTTCGCACCGTCACGCTCACGGAATACGTTTGTGATAGTACCGGTGAAAAGTGTCGCCATTTCATCTTTTACATCCAGTGTGACAATTCCCGATTCCGCTGTGACGGATGAAAGAAAATGTGTATATCCGGCAGCAAGCTGTATTGCCTGACCCGCTTCCGGTGATAGTCCTACCTGATTGGGCGGCACATTAGCTGTGCGTTGAGGCTGGTTTGTTTCAGCCCACGTGACATTTTCTGAACGGGGAGATGATGACGTCAACAGGTTATAAAGGCGTAAATCCATTGTGGCGAATGCATCACCCGGTGAAGCGATGATGTCAAACACCGCTCGCAACTGTTGAGAAGGTGTGACCATTCGTCCAATGAACACCTGACCCTGTATGGACACTTCATAATTTCGCAGTGTGGTCATCGTGACACCCTTGTTGAATACTGTTGTACTGCCTGCTCGTTGTGCTCATCAATGCGCGTATCGATAATCTCACCCACAACACGTCCATCCAGTTCGACTTTGGCAGTTATTTTAACGTTATTATCTACGCGGAACGGCGGCATCGCCTGTGCTGTTTCACTTCCCGTTGCAACAGCATTGTAATCACGCATGAATGACGGTGGTGTGTAATCGTCGCCAGATGTTTCAGGATTCTGCAATGGATAAATCCGTTCTGGTTTTTGAACAGGTTGTAACGGGTGAATGCGTTCTTGTTGTTGAATAGGTTGTAGCGGGTAAATTCTTTCACGCTCGTAAGTAGGTGAATCTTTTCCGGGAGCGATGTTTTCCATCATCCGACCATTATCTTGCTGACGCATTTGCGATGGTTCACTAAAAAAGTCCCATACGCTGGATACTGCATCTGAACCCACATCCCATATTTTACCCAGTGGGGAGTTTTTCTTAATATTTCCACCGCCTGTTGTTTCTTTACCATACGTCGAGTCACTGTATGACATTATGGCATCCCAGCCTTCGTTGGCGGCTAACCCTCCACCAACAGCAACAGCGGCGGGT